GGCCTTTAAGAGGCTAGCTGTTCATTGCGGGTTTGCAATGCCTCATGGAACCCTTCGGTGTATTGGTCTCGCTGATCAGGCGTCAGGTTTTGATTAGATAAACCTTTGATTTGATCAACGGACATCATGCCACCGTCAACCTTGAGTTGAATGGTGAACCTGGGTTTACCTTCTACCATACAAAGCACAATGAAGTGCTTCTTCTTACGAACACCTTCAGCGTAACCAGAAGCAGAGCCAACGCAATTGCGTACGGCTTGACCCCACATGGCGAGCTGATGCGTGTCGTGTGGTTGGAAGAATGACCAAGTCTCACCATCAACAGATACTTTGATGGGTTCAGGGAATAAATCCTGCGGTAGCTTTTCGTTTGGATTTTGAATCTTCCATGACTCTGCCTGGACATGGTCATGGAATTCATTGATGCGCCAACGCTTAGGAGGATTTAGATCCTTGTGCTCAAGCACGCGGTTAAGCATGTTGATTGTGTCTGACCATTCATGGAATCCATAAACGTGCAAACCAAGGTCACGATCCATGGTGACGTTGTAGCCATTGGCACGTATACGTTGCTGTTCTTCTTCGTGGTATTTGGCAAAGATGCCAAAGAAAGAAGCAACAGGCATGTGTTGACGCAACCAATCAACGGTCTTGTCTTGCACGGCGTACGAACGAATGCGTATGCCTAGCAATTCTTGAATGTGGTTTTGATAATAATCAATAGGACAATCAGGCCAGATGCGATGAACATAGCTGATGGAATCAACTAGTTTCTTAGCCTGATTAAAAGGTTGTTTGATGTTGGCTTGTAATTTGTTGTTATTGTCTTTATAAATAGCAGTGGATTCATCTAGTTTTTGCTGGACCCACTTACGGAAGAATGGTGTATTAAAGATGTGTTTAACATTGCGTAGTGGCAGCCAATCAAGGTATGCAGGCGTTGTTAATTCAGTAAGTGAATAGAAGTTATCAACAGTTAGCTGCCAAGTAGATTGCTCTTCTTGACTTACAAAGACAGAAGGAATCTCAAGAGCTTGGGCAATGCCAGCACATTGAAGGCGGCTAAAAAGGAAACGGCTATCATCCCAGGTGGGAATTGATTCTTGCAAGGCTTTACTGAATTCTTCAACAGCCTTGGCAATGTTCCGTCCCTTTTGGGTATAGCTACCAAGATAACGAGCACGCCATTCACGATCTTCTTTGCCATCAATGATGTCTTGACGAGTTACAAGACGACGGTCAATGAAGAATGTTGAGCGGCCAATCTCAATCTTGTTGTAGTTATCAATGTTGTTGATGATATCGCGTGGAATTGTCTTACGTGCTGATGCAGTGTCACGGAAGACACGTGCATAGCCATAGACATACTTGTCTTCTTGGCCAGCTGGCGGCAGCCATCCGGCGTACCAACATTGTTCAAAGTGATAAAGGATTACACGTGTCTGGAGACGGGCCTGCGGAGTAGCTACATCCACAGGCTTGGTAAATGAATGATGACGATCTGGTGCAAGCTGCGTGTTAATTGAATCAATTGCATCTTGCTGCAGTGATTCACGCACCACATCATAAGGAATGACATGTGGGATGTTGCCAAGAGGATACTTGGCTTTCTTGGAAGGAGCTGATTGCTTTTGTTGACGAACCAAAGCTTTGAGCTTGGGATCGTAGGCAATCAACTCAGTCTGCAAGTTGGAGGGTAATTGAAACTGCATGGTTAGTTCAGAGTAAGTTCGTAGTGTGTGAGCAGTTTAATGTCATGCTCAGGACAGGGGATCAGTCTAGATCGTAATCGGAGGTGTCGACGAGTTGCCAGTGAAGATCGAGCTGATCAAGATAGCAGCAGAAGCCATCTTCATCAGTAGGGATTTGTTGTTCCTCATCCAGCTCAAAGCTTGCTGTGCAAAGAGCTGGAGCCCATTCTTCAGGTTCGAAATATGTTGCCCGATAGAGCAGACGCATTTCGTCAACCACTGCTGTAACTGTGACATTGGTACCTTCGATGATGGTGTCTTCAATAGCAAGGACAGACATGAGTCAGACCTGAATGAATTGCTTGGGTTTCATGAAGTCAGATGTTGGTCCATACTTCTCGATAAGATCAGGGAATGCGTCGAGCAAACGCTGACGATTCACTGGATCTGCAACGCGCAGTGCTTGTGCAATCGATGAAACAAATGAACCACCATGTGATTGCATGAGGCAAATCATGGCGGTCAGCTGAGCTGAATTCATGAGTTGAATTGCAATGGAATGTAGGCAGTTTAACGTCATACCCAGGACGTATCTTTAGAATAATTTAATGTTTCGTTTGCTCAATCCTGTGCCAGGAATTGAGAACGATCCAAGCAGTCCAGACGGACGTGCGTTGAATGTGAATTGGATGGGGCCAAGTCGTATCGATTTGGTGAACGACTTGATGCCCCGTTCTGTGATGTTGACTCCGGCAATGGTTTTGTCGAAGTTAAAGGCTGAGCGTTCAGTCATAACAAGAATTGGATTCGGCCAATGTAAATCTCAATTGAAAGTATTCATCTTGATCTTTGTCTTTGGCGTAGTAACGGGCTTCAAATCCACCAGAGCCAACAACGGTGTTCTTGATGGCTTCTCTTAGCAAATGGCGTGCCATTGCCTTGAGTCTTGCGATGGATGGAACTGCGTGCCCATTACCTTCAGTTGTTTGCCACTGCCAGTCGACCGCTGTCATAGCAATGTAAACACGTTGAAAATCAAACGTGTCAATTACGTTATCAATCAATGATTCTTTTGAGTCCATTAGTTGTAGATCATGTCGAGGGACAAAATGATTGCACTAAGGAATAACATGGAGCAGAGAAGGATCATCATTTGAGGTCATCAGGAAGGAGCATTTGAGTGTCTTCATCAGACATGTTGGTCATCATGAACTTCTCTCCGTTGGGTGAAATGAAGCCACCAACGAAACCAACTCCGTACTTGTCAGCTGATTCCTTCATCTTTGCTACGAGTTGCATAGCGGATAGACGTTGGAGATCAATGGAGTCTGGGATGCGGGGAGTGTTGTCAGGCATTGAAATGAAGTGGAATGATTGATGGAGTGTAGCAGGGAATAGGGGGAGTAAACATTAGTTTATCTAATAGAATTAATGGTTCCCCCCTGGTACTCCCTGCGGGGTTGTAGGGGTGCTACGCAGCTGGGTTCTTGTGCATTTTGTAGTCCAGCTTTGGTGATGTGCACTTGCAGTTCGTGCATTGGATTGAAGTCCAAGCAAAGTGATAAATACGAAAGACAACGTGGCAATCAGGACATTGAATTAAACGTCCATGTTTACCACTGCGTGCTGTCTTGGTAACAGGGATGAAGTCACTTTGCTCGTACAAGAGTTGAATCATTGTGTTAGCTGTGCATAGCTTGATGTTCTTTCCATGCATTGGTATGCATTTCATCCAAAGTCAAAGGCGGTTCATTGACTTCGTCTGGATCAAAGTCAGCATCAAGGTAATTCACAAGCATTGGAATGATTTCCTCTTCGAGTAAACAATAGATAGACGGAGTGAGATGCTGGTCCATTTGATGCCGCTTCGCTTCACGTGCCATGACATCTTGGAGGATGGTCAATGCTTGACGCACGTGGACATACTCGTTTTGTTCCATGGTGTGGTATGTAGGTTGAATGGGATGACCTGGGACTTACACTATTATTGAGAAGAGTTCTCAATTGTAGATGCCCAGGTCTTGTTGTGTAGCCAGAGAAATCACCTGGGATCAAGGATGATCCAGCCCGTGTAGTTATCGCTGGTGCGATCCACACGAATTAAGCGTTTCTCTTCGAGGCTTTCAATGGTGCGTATGTAATCAGCCATTCGATTACCTTGGACCGGAATCTTTGGTACGAAACATGGAGTGTTTGCATGTTTCCTCCTGTGATTTAAGTAATACAGATAGAGATTCCGTTGGTTAATACTCAGGCTGAGTGGTGCTGAGTTGTCGATTTGCATTGGCACAATCAGTGTTGTATTGGATAAACAGCCAATACATTCGTAGTATTGGCTGATTTGCAATCTTGGACAATACTTTAAATAAGTCCAAGAATTGACAGCCAACTATCGGGATGGTCCGGCTCTACTTCGTCGTCGTCCGGTGTGAACGCGACTGAGTCGAACGACCACTCTTCGATTTCCTCGTTGGTCGGGACATCGTACCAGCCTTGGAGTTCTTTGTCGGCGTACCGTGGGATCCAGTAGCACCGGAGGATGCCTCGCTTGTTGCGATAGACATCGCCGTTGCTTGGACGTTCGCCTTTCTCTCCGTCGTAGTTGACTTCGGCTTGGTACTGTTGGTCGAGGTCTTCTTCTGAGAAGGGGACGTAGCCGAAAGATTCGGCAATTTCTTGGGTAACGGGGTGAAGCATGAGATTAGTACCGTGATGAGGATTGAGATGAGTGCGATGACATGAATGATGATGTCATCTTGTTGAGGACTAGGAGTCTTCGTCGTCATGGATGACGCCCTCCCACTCATCTTGATTGGATTCTGTCATTGCTTGATATTGTTCTTCTGCCATGTCAGCCATGGCATCAAGCAAGTCAGCGTTGTAGTTGTTGTCGAGTTGAGTCATGGTTTGAATTGGTGTAATGAATTGATTTAAGTAAAGTATGGCTCACCAATTTGATCGGCAAGCATAATACGTTCTGTATCACTGCCATTAACCATGGTGTCCAACTGGTCTTCATCAAGGTTTGACCATTTGATTAACACAGAGTTTGCGGCAGAGAAATACGTGCCTGACTCAAAATCAAGGACAACGTAATCATCTGGATTCTTCATAGTTTGAATTGGTGCAAGTACTCAGGATGTGAGTGGTACTACTCAAGGCGTGAGTAGTTAAGCCTGGGACTTACGCACCGAGTTGGCGTCGGCACTGCCCAGGCTATTTGTAGTACTGACGTACTAACGGACGTGGGTCAAACCTTGACGTGAGACCAAGCTTTGCCCTTGTGGATATTGGAGATGGTGTGTTGGCTAACGCCGTACGCCTTACCGATCTCAATGTACGCACGATTGGTGCTCTTGAATTCCTTCATGATTGAAGGCGTTGCAAGGACACCTTTGATCTCGCGGACATCGCTCTCGCTGAGCTTGGCATTACAGAAGGCAGCTGGCTTAATTCTCCTGGAGGATTCGCCGCTTGTGATCTTCTTAACCAATGCCATCTCACCGTCCTGCTGGAGAGCAGACCGAGGCGTGGCGTTGAGAACCTGACGGATAGGTAGACCAAGAGTCACAGAAGTTCCGTCTTTTATGACGGAGATCGTGACCTTGCCTTCTCGGGTGATAACCGAGACGTGATCAGGGTTCTGGATGTCGAGTTGACTGATGGCTTCCATGAGTTGAGTGGAGTGCAGTACGAGGATAGCTGGATGGTTACTGGATGCAAGTACTAGGTCTAGTCCACAGCACACTCTCCCACGCCACCGGTAGTGGCGCAGGGGGGAGTGGGGACTGACCTTCTACCTCATGTAGAGGTAAGAGCCTGCCCAATCAGCATTGTGGAGACAAGCTTCGTAGGAGGCGTCATCCAGTAGTTGGTAGCGGACGTGAAGAGCTGGTGCCTTCCAGCTGGCGGGCTTATAGACTGCACCTGTCTCACGTGAGACAAATGCATGGACTGATCGCCCGACACGCCCGGCACCAGAATTTGTGACTTGAATGATCTTGTAATACTTGGTACCACGAACAATCTCGTGGTTCAAGTAGTCAGGATATTCTTCACGTTGTGGATACTGCTTGTAGTAACGCTTGGTTAGTACATCGATGACGGCATTGATGCGATCTTCGATGAGCTGCGTTTTCTCAGCGAGTTTCATGTTGAGTTTGCTGTGAGTGGATCTTGGTGATGTCGACGCCCAGTGCACCGCCAATCGTTAGTGCCATTACTGCAACAGCAAAGACACCAACGAAGAAGTTGGCTACGGGCGTCTCATTGCGAGAACCGTAAGAATCAAGTTGAACATACTGATTCTTGCCAAGTGAGACAATGCGTTTCATTAGAATGAGAATGAAGTGAACAGAGGCAGTCCTGGGTGAGGACTGCAGAAAACCCACCGCCGATACGAATTCGTATCAACGGAAGGGTTAAGTGCAGTCGTCAGAAAGGAATTTCTTCCAGCGTCGGCTCAACCTTAGATTCAGCCACTGGTGTGACTGCAGGCTTAGCCTCCGGTGATGCACCGATGACAGCACGGACTCGCGTCAGTGCAATCTCTGGATATTTGAGGGCTACCAGCTGGTCATCCTTGACGTAATGCGTGCGAATACTGGCGATCCGCACATCATACTGAACAAGGATTAGCTGCTGACCAACCACCAACGTACCGTTGTTGTAGGCAGTGAGTAGCCCGTTGCCATTGTTGAATTTGATGCGGCAGACACCATCGAACTGGTCCTTGACATACATGGTGATCGCAAGGAACTCGCGACCTTCATGCACAGCAGTTTCCATGTAAGCAATGTTGCCGATGATTGTGTTGCTAAACATAATCAATGTGAAGTAAGGGACTAGCAGGAGTGAATCCTGCAGGAAACCCTGGTGTTACTCAGGGTTAATTGCAAGAATCAGCTATTAGCAAGCTGTGTATACAACTTGCGGGCACCAGCGAGTGAGAGGCTGGTGCTTTGGTCGTAACCCTTGTGACCCTTACGGATCAACTTGGTTACATGCGCCACATTTCCCTCCGTATACACGAAGAAGAAATAGATGGCTTGGTTCGTTTCAACTGCCAGGGTCTTATCAGGGTTAGACATGGTGTGGTGTTGAATGTGCCGTGCCCATCTCGGCGTTGGGCAATAACTGGACCAGGATTTGCACCTGGTCTTCCGCTTCAACGGATCAGTTGTGGTTCGATGGAATAAGGAACTTCACCACGCAGTACGCGTTGTTGATGTTCGATGAGGATGTCGTTTACATACTTGCGGCGAGCTTGATTAGCACCAAGCTTGTATGCAAGAGAAAACGTAGCCATCGCTGCTGCCAACATGGATCTCTCCATTGGTGCGGTACCCATCTCCGCTGAGGGTAATAACTGCCAGGGGGATTGAACCCCTGGTACCGCCTGGGTACGGTCAGTCGTTAGGCTCAATTGCCTTAGCCATCTTCCGTCGAGCTTGCTTGACGAAAGCTTGTACCTTCTCCTTGCTTTGATCCTTGGCCACGACATTCGCGGCTTGGATCAGTGCAAGGGATAGACGTTGACGAAGCATGGTGAACTCCTGGAATTAAGTTGGAATCGCTTGGACTTACCTGCGCTACGCGCAGTGCCAAGCTAAAGTAAATACACATATAATTAAATGTGCTTATTAAATTACAGTCTTTATCTGAAAGCTATTGCGGCGCGGGGCTTTCCCCAATTTCGAGCACGATATGAATTCGTATCAATCGATAAATTGCCACCGAATTGTGTTAGTTTCAACAAATTACTTGACAAATTCCTACTCTTAGTATCTAATTTGACCTGACCTTCACTACATCATGTGGAGCCATCACGTACTTCTTTTTTTTCTCCCCATAACTCGCTTCGGTCAGGTGGTGGGAGAAGCGTCAGGTAATTTTGTCCCCTATTTCGGGCTATAACGGGGCCTTACTTTTAAGTAAAAATGCATTTATGTAGTAAATATCACCACTTTTCCCAAATTTTTACACAAAAAAACCGGGGTCTATTCCCCGGCGTTAATTTAAAGTTTGAAAAATTTATTATTCTCCCTTCTTTGCCTTGTATGCGAGCGTTGCACTCATTGCTTTTTGGAATGCTTCCTCGTCGGGAAGCTCATAGGCCAGTTCTTTTTTAGCTGAAGTTACAAAATCACGCACTTCAAACGAATCTTTCCCTTCTTGTGCCATTTGCATTGCCTTGTCTTTAATCTTTTCCAAGGCTTCGACACGTTTTTGGCGCGTTCCAGCTTCCATCCCTGGTGCAAATTGAATTATTCTTCAACTATAACGCCTACATTTCTTGGATTCATCAACAATAGAATGTTGACAGACAAAATAATCGGGCAATAAACCTAAATGGACCCCACTCTTGCCGCTTACGCTGCACAAAATCAACAAAACCAACAAGATCAAGGCGGGTTTTTTGATGCACTGGGCAAATTAGCCCTTGGTGCTGCAGGCGTTTCGGCTGGCTGGTATTTAGGAGGTAAAGCACTTAAGGCATTGGGTTCAAAAAGTGCTGTTCCATTAGCGCAAGAATTAAAAACTAACGCTACCGTTGATCTTAGTTCTTTTAACCCTGAAAATATTCGGCGGGCCGCAACGGCTGCTACTACTGGAGCGCCCAAAGCCAAAGAAACGGTTGGTCGTTTGGGTGAAATTAATGAATACGTGCGGCAAGCAAGGACAGAACGTCCGACTGGCATTGTTCAAGCCAAACTTCCCACAGTTTCTGAGCTTGTTGCAGCAGAAGAAGAGTATCGGGCGTTCCGTCCAGACATCAGAGAAGATCTTTCGCCCGCTGTACAAGAAGCCCGCAGGCAACAAGCAACTTCTAACTTGCTTGCCCGGGTACAAAAGATGCGTGAACCGTATCAAATGCCATTACCTGGCATTAATCCAACACTGATGGCAATCCGGGGGGCGGCGCAAGAGGTTGCACCTAGCGTTGTTTATCAACCTGGGCAGTCGGTGCGTCTCTCTGCCGCACCTAAACAACTTGGCATTTCCCTTGAAACATTAACGTCTCAACAACAGGCAAATCTTTCTAATGTTTCTGCACACGCAGCAAACGCTATTGGATCGGCAGAAGATCAAATTACAGGCACTGTGACGCGTGCTATCCAACGGAACGAAGATTTAAACCCTGAGCGTCTGCAGCAAATTATGCAAGGTCGCAGGGAAGCGGCGGCGGCTCGTGGGCGGCGTGGTCCAGCTGTAGAACGTTCTTTAATTTTTAGACCGGAAGAACGTGCAGCTTTTGAACAAAGCGTTGCATTATCTCAACCAACACCAGAAATTACTGTGCCGACCATTGGCGCACCCGGCGCTGAAGGCATGGGATTACTTGAGACTGGTGCCGTAACTGGCTCTCGCTCCAGCGTTATCAGCCAAGGTGCAAGTAATACATCTGTTCGCGGTATTTCTCGTGTTTCTTACGACTTGAGCACACGCAATCCAAGCACACAAGAATTTGAAGAACTTGGTGGTGGCATTGGCGTTTATGGTGTTGAGCCTGCTTATGCTTCTGGGGCGGTCAAAAAAGAAACCGGTGAGTACACTCCGACTGCAACACGCAAACCCACTGATCTTCCCCCTAGCTCCAAACGCTCTTTTCCTGAGGGGGTGATGTCACCCTTTGCCAAAATGTCGGACGAAGAGTTGGGCATGATGAGCATGGTGGGCGAAGGGGCTGAGGCACAAGCCGCACAACAGATGTTAAACCGCCGCCAGAATTTGGATTTAAACAGAGAGATAGATAGAATATATAAATCAAATCCCCGTGAGCGGGCCCAACAACTCGTCTCTGATCTTTTAGATACCTTAAAGGGTGAATAAAAATGGCTGAAAAAAAGAAAGAAAAAAAGTGGATCCAAGGCATGGACATGAAGGAAGGGGCCTTCACTGCCAAAGCCAAGAAGAAAGGGATTACTACCGCTCAGCTCCAAGAAAACGTGCTGGCCAATCCCGATAAGTACGATGAAAAAACGGTGAAGCAAGCGCGTCTTCGCCAAACGCTGGTAGGATTAAAAAAGAAAAAGAAAGAAAAGTCTGAGGGCTGATGGCTAAAGACGCCAGGCTTGATCTAGGCCGTTATATTCAAAACCCTTTTAATCGACGCGGTGAAATTGGCAAGCGTCTAGATTTTGATGACTTGTTTCGGGCTAAACCTGAAACAGGTGACTATCCCTGGAACCCATCAAGGTTTAATGAACGCGACCTTTTAAAACGTTCAATGACACGCAAGGTCACCTTAAACCCTGACCTTAACTTTGTAGGTAATACCCCATTTTTTGATGACGCCGATTCTGGGGCAGACTTCCAGGTATTTGAAGGCTTGGGTCGTTTTAACCGTCCGGAAGATTATGACTTTAATGAGGGACGTGCACGTACAACCCAACGCCCTCAAGATCAACCAGACTTTAATCCCACCTGGATAGAAGCTTACAAAATTAGTCCAACTCTTAATCCTGGCAAGATGGCAAAAAATCCAATGCCACGTTTGCGTAATCCAGATCCCAACGGTTACCTCATGGCAATGGCTGAGAAACGTGTGGAGAGTGAGGCGGAGGATAAACCGTCAATTGCTCAGCTGTTGGATCGTCAAGGCCTTATCAAAAAAGAACAGGCTCAAGCTGAAGAACGGCAAGGTGAAGAAACCGTTGATGCAGAACAAGTAGAAACAAACGTTTCTCCTGGTAAAAGCCAAGGGTAACCACCGATAAAATACAAATAACAAGGAGATAACATGATTCAACTTGCGGGTAGATTTCTTAATGCAGCCAGAAGTTCGCCGCAAGTTCAACGGTTTCTTGCTGGTGGCGGCAAAGAGTTAATTGGTTCCTCGGTGCCGGGTGCTGTGTTAACCGGTGGTTTATCTGCGCTGTCCACAGGAAATCCCCTGGCAGGTTTAGTGGTTGGCGCAGCTGACCTGGTTACGAGCTCGGCACTTGCTCGTGGTCTTGGCAGCAAAACATTAGGCACTGCTTTAGAGAAAGCCGGGGTTCCAAAAGCGGCTACTGCATTGGCAGGGCGCTACGAAACCATTGTTCCGCAAGGGGGCAAGGCAGTTACTCGCTATTCGCCCAGCACACCGCAACACATTGCAATGGGTGTCGGAAGCATTGGTTCTACCTTGATGCTTGAACCGCTTTTCCATCAAGCTGGCGCCGATCAACTAGCACAACAGCCGTATGTTGCAAGTCAAACCGCAACAGCTGATCAACAAATGTTGCAGCGTGATCTAATCAATAGGTTGCATGCTCAACAGCAGTTATCACCGGGTACTATGTACCAACTCCAGGGTTTGCCTGAGCGTGTGCAGGTTCCTTATGAGCTTGATCCATATATGCTCTCGGGAGGAAATGTGTAATGGCACCGCAAGTTAAATTTGCCAACCCAACAAAACTTACGGAATTTATTGGTGCTACTGTCGGCAAAATTATTCCGCAATCGGTGAAAGCAGGTTTTGCCACGGGTGTTGAAACCATGGCAGAACAGAAGGCACTTTCTCCTTCTACCCGTTATTCAGTCTTTTCTTCCAAGTTTCCCCAGCAACTGGCAGAAAAAGGTGTAACTGTTGGTCAAAAACCTGGTGAGTTCCTGGGTGCTTATGCCGCACGTGTGTTGACTGATATTGGTAGTGATTCATCACGCCAAGTGTATTGGCGCTACAACCATCCCATGGCATTAGCGGATCGTGCTGTAGAGCAAATTGCTGGCACAGCATATGGCGAGCTGGATCCTACGCAAAAAGCATTGGTTGGCCTAGCGGTTGGCGCTCCGGTTGCCGCTTCTCTTGGAACCATGGATCTTACAAATCCTGGCGAGTTGTTCCGCCCTAAGGGATTCTCACAAAGCTATGCAGAAGAGGGTTCGCAAGATCGACGGGAAACAGCTCAACCAGGACTTGAGTTTGTCGAACGTGTTGTCTTGGGTCGTCAAGGACGCCCCTTAAAATATGAAACGGCCCAAGAAGATATTCCCTCTTTAACGCCTGAGCGTTATGGCAGGTACATGCAAAATTATTATCAAGATCGCGGTTTAGCTGGTCTTGGTTTGGTTAAGTTCACCCCCGAAAACCTTGAGGGTTATCCCGAAGCCCGAATCGTTGGTTTCCCTGTTGGTCTTCAAGCAGTAGGCGCTGTTGCTGGTGGTGCTACCGCAATGCGTCAGGCATTAAAACAACCTGGATTATCTACTGGCGGAAAAGCTGGTATTACTTTGGCCGGCTCTTTGATCGGTGCTGCAACAGGCAATTTAATTAATAAAGCAATTGCATCATCACAAAATCATCCAGAAAAACTTCCTTCTACGTATGAATACCAGCAAAACATGTAGGCTGGTAAAATTAACTTATTAAAAGCAGATAACTTTAAGATGGCTAACGGTATTCCGGATCCCTGGTCAACGGCGGCCCAGGCTCCTTCTAGCCCTTTGTACGCTGCCCAAGGTGCTGCCACTTCTGGCATGGGGTTCCAGGATTTACTGAACCGCTTAAAAGGTGTTGGTACAAAAGGTCTTGAAGCAGGTCGCCAGGCCGCTGGCGCCGCAACAACTCCCCTCGGCACTCGCGCAATCGGCTTGGCCGCTCCCGTTGCCGCAGGTGCAAGCAGCCTGATGCAAGGTGAAATTGCGAAAGGCGGTGGTGAGTTGGCTGGTGGTTTACTCGGTTATAAATTGACCGGTGGCTTAGCCTCTGCTGCTCAAACAGCAATGCCTGGTATTCGCGGCAAGATCGCTGGCGCTGGCATTCGCGCCCTCGGCGGTATTCTTGGCGGTGGTATCGGCGGCGGCGTCGCTGGTGGTGCTGCGCAGGCTGCACAAGACATCGTTGGTGGCGTTGAGCGCCGTCAGATGGGCGCTGGCGAATCCCCCACAGGCGTTATCCCTGGCATCACATCGAAAGGTATTGAGGGCCTGACGATGAATGAGATTCAGCAGCTGGCCATGCTTCAGCCCAAGATTGCTGAGCAGCTTGTTCCTACATACAACCGCATGCGCGACGCTGACATGAGCCGCCAGATGCAGTTGAACCAACAGATGGGTCAGCTCACGGGTGCTCTCAACCAGCAACGCTTCATGGCTGATCTTGCCGGCGGCGCTCAATCTGAAGCTGGCGCCACCACTCGCAGCATCTTGACCGCAGCCAATCCTTATGCAGCTTCTGCATTCCAATACAGGATCTGATCGTCATGGCCAATACGTTTGATGTAGGTGCCATCTGGGAATCCACCAAGGGACTGCCCGAATCTGAGCGCGGTAAAGCGTTTCAATCACTTTTGAATCGCAACATGGGTTCTTCCGATGTTGAATCTCTTGGTGGACTTCTTGAACGTTTTAGCGACCCTGAGCGGATGCGCCAACAACTTCAGCTGGCTTCTGAATTTGATGAGCGCCGTTTAAAAGAAGCCGGCAAGTACAAGCTTCTCTTTGATCTTCCCGCTCAGATTACCGCTGCTTACGCAATCCCCGGTGCAATTGAAGCGCAAGGTGGGGTCAATGTTGCCAACATTATGACAAGCGCTGGGGCTACAATTCCAAATCTTGTCGACTATCAACGCGGTTCTTATAATTACACACCAAATCGTTATTTCTAATGTGAATGACATTAGACTGTAGACATGAGTGCTCCCGATTATTCTTCTATTTTTAGCAACTCAAAGTTTAATGCTTTTACACCAGTTGCTTTTGGTGAAAAAACCGGGAATTTAAGCAAAGCAGGAGGAGGAATGGCATTTGATCCCGTTACGTTAGGCCTGGGTGCTGCCAACATTGGCGCTAGCATGTTTGGCGCCAGCCAAGCCCGCCAAGCGCAAGCCAGTATTGCCAATGCCCAGATGGCAGCGGCAGCCGATCAGCTCAAGTGGCAGACCATGTTGGCCCGTGATACGGCCAAGGGTCAAATGGGTTCGGAAATCGGTTCTCGCGTTTTCCAAAGCACTGTTGCGCCTGATCTTGAGTTTGGTCGTCAACGGGAAGCCGCTATGTTTGCTGCTGGTCCCTTAGGCGAACGCCAGCTTGGTCTTGATGTTGAGCGTGCTCGGCGTCAATTTGGCCTAGAAGGTTCTGCTGAGGTGCGTGAAGCTAAGCAACGCGCAAATCGGGATGCCCTAAAGCAATCTTTGGCAGAAAAAGAAGCCACAATGGCTGGCATGTTTGGTCGTATTGCTCCACGTGAAGTGGGCACATTTTTTGTGTAGGAGTTAAATCATGGGCGGCGGCGGAACCACAGTTCAATATCAATCTCCTCAGATTCCAAAGGATGACACCTTTGAGAAATATCTGGCGTATCAGCAGAAAAGAGAAACTGCTGCAGAAGAACGCGCTGCAAAAGAACGTGAAGAAGCTGCAGCTAAAGAAACGGCTCGTAAAGCTTCTGGTCAAGCCGGCTTCACTGGTCTTCGTACAGGTGTTGAACAGCAGCTGCGTCAAGGTTTAATTAGTTATTCCGATGCTACGGGTCAGCTGCGTGATTACGCCGCTAAATATGACCTGACGCCGCCTGAAACGGATATTGCTTCTTTAACCAAAACATATACAGAAGAGCTGCTCCCTGGTCGCCGCCAGACAGGTATCTCTGCCGCATACGAAGAACTTCTTGGCCGTCAAGCTACGGAAGAAGAAAAAGGCAAGGCAATGGAGCGTTTCCAGCAGGGCTACTACAGCTCTGTCCAGGATCTGCGTGATTCTCTTTCTAAAGGTCAAGAGTATCAAGACAAATTTAATCAAAGTTATCTTGATAACTATTACGACACCATGTTTGGCAAGCAAGGTGTTGATGAAGCTGGTAAAAAGACAGGCAAGCGTACGTTTACTTTTGACAAGAGTCTTCTCCCTACTTACGCAGAAACTACCAAAGATCGAGCTGGCGTCGCACTACCTTCTTTTGCCGATCAGTTCCAAGGCAGCCCTGCAGAAATTGAAGAGCAGCTTCAGAATGTACGTGAAACACGCAAGTACCTGTACAGTGCAGGTTTGACTAATCTCCAAGGAGAAATTGACAAAGAAACGCAGAAACTTAAAAATGAAGGTTCTTCTGCTGTTGCCAAGATTCAAGCGCAAGGAAATGTTTATCAACAACTTGTTGGCGCATTCAGTTTTTAAAAGAATGTGCTTGATATAATTACCTTAGTCCTAAAGACGTAAATGACCTACACCGCTCCCGCAGGCCAAAGCGCCTCTGACGATTATTTTGACATTAACAAGTTTGAGCAGCTGCTTTCTCGCCTGGAATCTTCCAAGGGTCGTCAGCAGCGTCAAAAGTCTACTGAAGGCCGTCGCGATATCTTCGCTCAGGGTCTTGCTTCGATGATGAGCAACTTCTGATTTTTTCTTGTAAGATTTGTAAGCCATGACCAGCAGCGTTCCCGCCGGACAAGTCGATGTCGATGACTGGTTCGACTTAGACAAATACCGTCAGGCTGCTGGTGTGGCCTATGAATTTTCCAAGCAAAAGATGGAGACCGCTGGTGAACAAGAACGAGAAACCATCGGCAAAGGCGCAGAAGAGCAGCGCACATCCGCTGAGCAGTCGCAAGAATTCAAGCAGCGCGACGAGGCCCGGGACTACGGCCAGGCCCAACGAGCTTATCGATATTGAGTTATTCGATGCGTGGGTAGATAATCTCGACGCATCAACTCAAGAATCTTTTTGTGCGTTTGCCGCAGAAAATTACTCGTTAATTGAAATTTATCTCTACTCTCGTTTCCTTGGTTACAAGGGGACTATTACTGCGTGTGAACTCTGGGTTAAGGACAACTACAAGAAACCCGATCACCGCAAAAAACTCCTCTATGAAATCGATGAGATGCAAGAGGATGTTCGTAAGTTACGTGAAGACGTAGAGAATGGTGTGGTCAAACGTGATGCAGGTGTTGCACGCGTTGCTTCCATGCAAAAAGAAATTAGAGGTCATATTGATCAAATTGAAAAATTCACCAATTCCAAAGACCGTAAGGGTTTGTTAATGGCCGGCGCAGATCGTGCCATTCGAGAGTTAATGTTTATTTTCAAAGATGACCCTATTGAGATTCCCTTGGAAGAAGCAACGATGAGTGTATGGGCACGTATGCAACTTGAAGAATAATTCAGTTAGGATAGGTTTAAATCAAATAATTATACCGATGGGCGCCAAACAGGTTGACATTACCGATCCTCAACAACGTCAATTAGCACGCGAAGGAATTCGCATGCGTCAAGACAGTATTCGTCGTCAAGAAACCGCTCCGCAAACTGGCAGTGCGCCGATGGCGCCGGGAACTGAGCCGGGCAATGCGTTTGCCGGCAGGCGCCCTGGTATTGAGTTTGGTCCTGGTCGTGCCAACCGCTTCCCCGAGCCTGGCTCTCCTGAGTATCAAATGGCAATTGCTCGCATGCGTCGGGGTAAACGCTGATGGCTAAAGGTAAGATGCCCCCTCAACTTCTTGAGCACTTTAAGAAGAAAGAAGCCAAGAAAGAAGATGGTACTGAGATGAGCGATAGCGAAAAACGCAAGGCAGCCTTGGATAAAGCGCGTAAATATAAAGAACAGAAAAAAGACAAAGAAGAAGCAAAATAAGATAGTATTCAGTTAACAACTGATTTATTCTTGTGCCTAGCTATACGCATCTTGCCTATCGTCGCAATGCGAAGGCTGCGGCACGCCGCCAACAGATCCGAATTCCGCGCAACGCAGAAGCACTAGAGCTTGCGCGGGAAGACTTTGCTTATTTCTGTGAGTATGTTGCAGATAAACCTCCTGCTACGCATCACAAAGAATGGCATCGGCACTTTGTTACTAACGAAGACAGCAACTGTTTAATTAAAATTGCTGGCCCCAATATTGATCTTCTTGCGCCACGAGGATCAGCTAAATCAACGGTTCTTGGCTTGCTGACTGCCTGGGCTATTGGTATTCATACACAAGCCAAGTTGCCATTGCAGATTCTTTATCTGTCGTACACGGTTGATATTGCACGTTCTAAGTCTGCAACAATTAAACGCATTATTGAAAGCAAACGCTATCAGGAAGTTTTCCCGACGGTGCGTTTGATGAAGAACGTTACCAGTAATGAGTATTGGTCAATTGACCATAAGTTTGCTGGCATTGACACTACTGGTGACGAACAATTTACCCTCTGCGCTGCAGGCCTTAAGGGTTCGGTGACTTCCAAGCGTTCTCATCTGGTAATGATTGATGACGCTATTAAATCTGCCGCTGACATTGCCAACCCTGACATTCGGAAACAAATGCAGGAGAACTGGAACGCGGTGATTGCTCCCACCATGTTTGAAGGCGCACGTGCTATTTGCCTTGGAACTCGCTTTAGGCACGATGATATTCACGCCACTACTTTTAACAAACAGAACAATTGGATGCAGATCGTTCTTTCTGCAATTAATACAAACCTTAAAACAGGAGAAGAAGAGTCTTATTGGCCTGAGATGTGGTCACTAGATTACCTCAAAGAAAAGAAACGGCAAGCGCCAATTGCTTTCTCGTTTCAATATATGAATCAAATTGTCAGACAGAACGAGCTTTCTCTGGCGCCAGAACTAATTGTTAAAGCGGAAATTTCAACGGAGTTTGATACGCTCGGTATTGGTGTGGACCTTTCTGCTGGCACCAAAGAGAAGAACGATTACACCGTGATGATCCTTGGCGGACGCATTGGCGACCGCATTCATATCATCGATTACAGGCGCATACGCGTCATGGGCAACCTGGAAAAACTGGACGCTCTTAAAGAATTGTTGAACGATTGGTCGGTGATTGGACGTGATGATAGCGGAAATTATTTTCCGACTTATTCCACATGTGATATTTGGTCAGAAGCCGTCCAATACCAAGCTTCTCTCGAAGCCGACTTCAAACGGGTTTGCCTGAATAACGAAGGTCTCTACAATTTGATTTGGCATCCAGTCAAGGGTTTCCGTGCAGACAAGCTGGCACGTTTCCGTGGAATCATGGGTATGTTTGAAGATCGAAAGATAATCTTCAATCGTTTCCGGAACTTCACAAATCTCTTCGAGGAACTCACAAATTTCGGCGTTAGTGGTCATGATGACTGCGTTGACGCGTTGGTTTGGTTGGTTACTGGACTTGCAAGAAAAGGTCAGTTGCACATTGATTACTAATCCTAGAATTAGAAAAAAAGCAGTGCATTCGTGGGACCCGAATACGTAGCCATTGGCATCACTGCCCTTGTATCGGCGGTTACAGGCGCTACGTGGGTTGCCAATAAAATATTAGACAGGCATCAAGAGCGGATCCAACAAGCTTTTGATTACATTGGATCTCAAAAACGAAGGATTGACATCTTGGAAGATCAAATCAACCGCATGCCTTTGGACTATGTGCTGAAGGTTGATTTTCTCCGGGAGATCCAGGAGATGCATGATAATTTTAGACAAATCAATGACAAGCTTGATAAGCTAATGGAAAAGCTTTTGTCAAAATGAGCTACATTCTGGAAGTAGAAGAAGACGAAAACGGAGAAAATTTCATTACTTTGCCTGACGAACTAATCGAAGAACTTGGCTGGCAAGAGGGCGATGTTCTTGATTGGGATGTTCGTGGCAACGGAATTATTTTAACCAAGGTCAACGACTCTTCTGGTTACGAAGTTATAGAAGAGTAGAATACGAAAAAAGAGATAACGACATGTTTTACGGCGGTGAATCAAACGTTCCAGGCGCTCCCGGTAATTTACTGGCAGGCGCCCCAAGCTTTGACATTCGGCGTGTACCCGGTGCGTTAGGTGGCCGCTCAGGTGAACAGCTTCGCCGTTTGTATGAAGGCGGCACCCAACAGAACGAACAGCTCAATGACGAGTTGATGCGTCGTGGCATTATGCCCGGCAGTGGGCCGCAGCTTCCCATGGCCTTTGGCTCTAGTAATCTCCCTGGGGCTGTAGGTAACATGGGCGGTATCGCCAATGCTCAATTTTTTGAAGGTCCCCAGCTTGGTCAAGCAGGTCCTGAGCAACCAAGCCAAAAGCCTTATGGCGGAGCACCCAACGTTCCTTTAACACCCGAAGAAAAGGCGCGTCTCCTCCAGCAGGGCACTCCTCCCCCTGCAAATTTCCGTGAACAATATATGCCCAAGGCGGGGTTACCGACAGGTTTTCAATCTAAATTTGTTTCCTGATGGCACAAGACGATAGCAAATATTCCAAACCTGAGCTGCGTGAGCGAATCAAAGATCGGATCATGGCCGGCGAGAAAGGCGGCAAAGCCGGTCAATAATTTTGTGCTATAGTAAGAAAAGCACAAACTAGACAATGCAAAAACTTTGCCGAGAATGCGGAACAAGAAAGCCGCATGAAAATTTTGGAAACAAAGGATACAACTCAGCTGGAAACATAAAAAGAGACAGTGTATGCAAGGATTGCAGATCCTTGGTTAATCGTCGATTTAGGCTTTTGTATGGCGCGGATGGCCAAAAACAATGTTCTAAATGTGCTCATTATTTAAATTGGGATTGTTTTAGAAGAAAAAAACAAGACGGAAAACTGTATCTTCATTCTTCATGCAACGCGTGTAACAAAATAGGATGGGATAAATGGGTAACCAATAACAAAGAGCATTATGAAAAAGTTAAAAAACAAGGACAAGATTTACTTCATAGCCAACACAAAAAATATGAACGCAGAGGAATAACAAAAGAGCAATACGACATTGTTTTTGAATCTCAAGAAGGTTTATGTGCAATTTGTCAAGAACCTCCTAAAGATGGGCAGTCTTTGGCGATGGATCACAATCACCAAACCAATGAATTCAGAGGTTTATTGTGCAAAGAATGCAACAGGGCTTTGGGTTTATTCGGTGATAATATAAATGTATTGACAAATGCAGTCACTTATCTCAAAGAGCGAGGCAGTTATGGCTGAAGACAAAACCAAGTATACAAAACCAGATCTGCGTGAGCGCATTAAAAACAAAGTTATGCGCGAAGGCCGTGGTGGCAAACCAGGGGAATGGTCGTAGCCGCAAGGCTAACTACTTATTTCGGCTAGAAAAGCTCAGCTCCTCGCCCAGGAGTACAAAGAGGCTGGTGGCGGGTATCGTGGTGGTAAAGGGGAAAAGCAAAAATCCCTGGAGAAATGGGGCAAAGAAAAGTGGATGACTAAGGACGAATACGAGAAACGGGGCAAAGCAAAAGCTGCTGCTAAGAAGTACAAAGAAACAAAGGATAAATGAAACAACAACCAATTTCAGATCTTTCAGTTAATCTTGCTGTTGATCCAAAAAGTTCAATTTCGTTTCGAGGCAACCCTCAAGAGTATCTTGCCCATTTCATTGGACGAGCCGGTAATACGCGTCCCGGAGGCATGCTGATTGGTGCGGATAAAATAATGGAAGAGATTCAAAGTAATTCCAGAAGATTCCGTAGCCAAAAAGTATAAAGAGAGTAAGTAATGGCAGAACAAACTTACAGCCTAGGCTCTCCAGAAGTATTAAAGTTTTTAAATCTTTCAGAAAAAGATGTAGATCCCAAATACCGTCGCGAGCAAATCAGCAAACTTGTAGATCGTCTTTCAACAGACGATGGCTTTGTTTATGAAAACGCATTAATTAATCAAGGCGCTAATCCGCAGTCTTTTGAATTTTTAAATAACTACATTGAATTTGAACCCAATTGGAAAAATGAAGCCTCTATAAATAGTATTAATGAACTGGCTAATTTAGCTCAAACCAATCCAAATAAAATTTATTCTTACAATTTAAAAGAAGGACCCCTTTACAGAGGGTCTAAGCTCGATATATCACCAAATGTTGGCGAAGAAATAACATTTTCTCGTTTTAAATCTTTTAGTCCAGATGTAAATATTGCAGGCCCCTTTGTAAATGAAGGAGCTCCATTGGATTTTTCTTTAAGCGAGGAGGAGTTCAAAAGCAAATTAGAGCTAGAAAAAAATAAACAAAAAACTTTGTTTCAAGTACAGGCAGATTCCCCTGGCAATTTTAACTATTTAATTACACCTGGGGCAGGAGAGCCCGAAGTTTTGGCTCGTCCAGGATCCAAGTATCTTGTAGAAGCAAAAAAACGATTCCCCTTTCACCAACGTGGAATGACAGGTGATATTGATTTTATTAAACTACGACAACTTTATGGAGTCGATCCAATTGGCAGTGCTTTTCAGGGCGGAGTTAATCTTGTAAAAGAAAATATTCCAGGCGCAACAGTTGGCGCGGCATTTTCAGTTTTGACTCCGGAAGTCGCAAAATCAGTTGAAAAAAATGATTACAAAAAAGCAACAACTACAGCAGCAAGAGACATTGCTTTAGGAGCAGGCACAGAAGCAGTCGCAAACATGGCTGGAAGATATATACCAATGCTTGGCAAAGTGGTTGAACCTATGGCACGGATTGCAGCCCCTGTTGCAGCCGGAGCTGCATTGTTTGCGCAAGGAAAATCAGGTTCCTTAAGTGATGTTGTTACTCGTAAAGCTGCTGCTAATCCCGTGTCTTGGCTTCCGTCTGTCAAACCGAATCCCAAAACAGATTTGGGCGCAAGAGCAGGAAAAGCCATTGGCAATGAAGCTAGTTATGCATTTGGTCAATTACTAAAAGGTAAAATTCCTTATCTTAATAGGTAAATTATGGCAGACAAAGCAATTCAATCTGGCTACACAAAACGCTACTTGCCAGAAAAAGCATGGGCCTCTTTATCCAAAGAAGAAAGAGAGGAGACTGACCGGAAGAAACGCGCCGGCAGTCGCAAGGGAAAACAATTTGTTTCAAATACGGAATCCGCTAAGAAAGCGGGCAAGGCTGCTCGCGCAGCTAAACGTTACAAGGAGTCAAAATGAAAACTAAAAAACTTGTTAAGCAAGCGCTCAACCATCCCGAACTTTATTCTTCTGCCGAACTCGTATTCTTTGATAAGTGGTTGCGCCTGAAGAAGCAAGCGAAGGCTGCTAAGATCAATAAAGATAAAAAGGCAAATAGTTGATGGCTGGGGACGCAAAGGCCAGACTTAAAGAAATCATTGACTCCTACCTCGAAAAAGACGGTGGAGCTTCAATCGATACTGGCGTCGTTGCGGCACACCTTGCGCAGATGAAATTATTCGGCATCCGCCAGGGTGTCGAATTTTTTCCTGCCCAAGACAACTTTGGCAATCAACGCAAAGACTTTATTGATCGCGTAATTAAATACAACCAACTTGATACGCGCCTTGATTCGGTTTGGGATTATTTCCTTTGTGATGGACAGGGGTTGTTTTACATCCGTCCTACGCAAAATAATTACCGTCTTTACTTTTTCCGTAAACACGAATACAGAAGTTTCTACAATATTGACGGTGAGCTAGACGAAGTCGTCATCATTTATAGCTATAAGGTTCGTCAAGGCCTTGGCTTCCAGCAGGACATTGAAGTCAGTAACCTTAGTGGTCCGGCTGGCATGGGGCGGGGCGGCGTCAAGCGTTACATCCGTCTGTCGATTAAACGTAAAACAATCGAAGAAACGCATTCTGAAGGCGAGATTTCTTTCGACACCAACTACCAATCTGTCCCTGGCCGCACAAAAACATTTAAAAATACTCTTGGTTTTATTCCCTGCGTTGAAATCTTTAACAACGCTAAGGGCTTCTCGACAGAGGGCGTTGGTGAATTCGATGCGTTAGCCAATCACATCTGTACGCATGACGAAATGGTTCGCACCATGCGTAAGAACGTTCAGTTCTTTGGTAACCCAACACTGCTTTCGTCTCGTCCCAAGACAGACCTAATGGAGTCCGGTGGCGAAACCGTTGTCCAGCGTCCGTCTATTGCAGCTAACTCTGGTTTCATGGGCGGTGGTGCCCTGAGTCAGTCACGCTTCAAAGCAGATCCCGTCTATCGCGGTGTTGATGGTCAGCTCCGCGTTCCACGCATCATTGCCAACCTGGAGCCAAACGACCGAGTTGGTTATATCGTCCCTGACGCCATCACTGGTGACCAAAATTCTTTTGCACGCCAGTATCGAGAGGAAATCCGTACCGCCCTTGGTGGCGTTGATGAACTCTCAATTTCTGCAGGTGTTACTGCAACTGAATACAAATCTTTGTTTGGACGTGTTTCTGCAACATCCAAGAAAAAAGCAATTTCTATTTATACCTATGGCATTTGCCGTTGCTTGGAACTGATTATTTTCCAAGAAGAACGTCTTTTCCGTGACACCCTGGCCGCTGCTGCAGGTCTTGAAAAGCCCCTGGAATTACCAGAGACAGCAACGCCTGAAGACTTTGTTGCCTACGAAGATGCCATGGGCATGTTTGAAGATCAAGTCAAGCAGTTGATGATGGCTTGTCTGCGTACCCAGCAGATTCCTCCTGGTGTTTTAGGCCTTATTCCCGATGGTGATGTCACCGTTCAATGGCGTTGGTTGGGTCCTGTTTACGAAGATTCCACCCAAGATATTCTCAACAACTCCATTGTTGTTCGAAATCTGCAAGAATTAGGTGTTGATAGCATTGAGGCACTGAAATACCTCTTTCCGTCTAAAACGGATGAGGAACGGGCCGAGATGCTATCTGGGTTCCCGTTCAGAATGGTGAACGAATTACAGGGTGCATACTCTGCTTTCGCTCGCTTAGTGGGAGGAATGATGCAGACCCCCCACCCGCAATCACCGGATTTACCGATGGCTGCGGACCCGCGATTGGATTTGACCCCATATCTGTATCGCACTTTAGAAGCCTTACAAAAGGAGATGAGTTATGCAGGACGCTACCGTCCAATCGATCCCACAGACGAGCCAAGCACCAGTGGCCGTCGCTCCGAGCAGCTACGTGGTGGCAGCACCGCAGGCAGCTCCGGCGCAGGCTCCAGTGGCTTATCAGGTGGGTACCAGCTACCCCCAAGCGGTGCCTCAGGCGGCCCCCAGCTACCAATCAGCCCCTATTCAGTACGCCCCCCAATCCCAACCGGAGGCACCCCAGGGGAATCCTTGGGAATCGGCGTTCAACAAGGTGGTGAACCTGCTGAGCGCACCAGTCCAATCCCCGTTCCAGGGTCAACAGTATCCAGCGACGACTCAGTTTACCCCGGCCAATTACGGACAGCCCAGCAGCCAAGCTACGCAACAATCGGCTCCGCAGACCTGGTCTCCCAGCCCGGCATCCTCGCCCAGCTCTTCCCAAACTTCCTCGACTCCCTCCTTGGAGCAAATCGCGGACCTGGTGGGAATGAGCCAGGAAAGCCGTCAGGTGATGGACGCGTTCGGGATCGAAGCTCCGGCTCTGCTGAACAACTACGCTCTAAACCTGGAGCAAATGCTGGACAGCGCCGTCGCGTGGGGAAACCGCGCCGCTGACACGATCAAAGGCTACGCCGAGTTCTCTGTCAACGAGCACCAGGAGAACCTGGCTTACAACGAAATTCTGACCAACCCCGACGTGCTCAGCGATTACACGCTGAAATTCTTCGGTCCTGAAGGTCCCTATCCCGTGTACGAAAACGAAGCTCAACTGGAGACTCGCGGCTATCCTACCCAAGCCGTGGCTCAGCCCCAACTGGGTCAGCTGCCCGCTCCCCCGGCTGCCGCTGCTCCCCAGGCCCCCGAGAATTTCTGGGGCAATTTCAGTGAGATGATGGCTCGTGATCCCCAGAATGCCTGGCGTGTTCTGAATCAAGCCCAGCCTCAGACCGTTGCAAACAAACTGTTTGTAATGGAGTGATTTTTTTCAGCCAGTAGTCTTAATAGATTACTGGCTGTTAAAATTTTTACAGATGAGGCAACAGCCAAGTCTTTCACCCGATAAAACCTAATTTCGGAGGATAAACAAAGGTGTTTATTGATAGCTAGTTCAGATCCTGGTAGGTTTGCCCCTTCAAGATTTGGTAAATAGCTACGTGATTGCAGTTAAACTTTTCAGCAATTTTTCGATAAGAAAGACCAGCTGCTTTTAAAGTTTTAATTTGAATCACGTCATCCGAAGAAAACTTTCTCAATGAATTCTTCGGCTTTCCTTTACTGGCAAAACCATTGTTCTTATAACAACCCGTTTTCCAGGCCCTTGTTAAATTTTCTTGTTTGGTAACGATCTCAAGATTTTCAACTCGATTATTTCTCTTGTTGTTATCAATGTGATCGACTTGTAGGGAAAGATTATTCGTTCCATGAGAACGTAAATCCAACTCTAAAAAAGCAACTGCCATCAAGACGTGAAGATGAAAACGTTCTCTTTTTCCATCTACAAGGACTGAAATACGGTCGTAAGAACTGGTAGAACGAATGGGAAGCTCCACAAAATATTCTTGGTTTTTTTGATCAAGTTGTTTTTCAAAAGCTTTTCCTTCCTCAGTTAAGTAAAGATTTCCAAATCCAGGTACAAGTTTTGGATTCATTTTGTTTATAAACAAGTTTCCACGACTGTAGCATTCCTCAACTGAACGCTCAACGTTGTCACCTCATCAAGCAATTGGTGAGTGCAAACCGGATGAATTCAGGGAAGCCCTAACGTAAAGACGAGGGTAATCCTGAGCCAAGCCAATCAAGCGTGATTGGAAGGTGCAGAGACTACTGGGGGTAACACGTTCTTGTTACGTAATACCAGATTTAGCGTCCGGCATCCCACAGGGATGAAGAGATAGTCCACCCCTCTAAGAAACTAGAGACCAGGAGAACGACTTTCCAAAGATTTTGGGTGCGGAACTCTACCGTCCCCACCCTGCTTACATCGCTGAAATGGCGGTTGAGCCCGTGGTTGTCCACGACTTCACCCGCCAGCCCGGTCAAACCGTTCAGCTGGATCGCTACAAGTTCTGGGGTACCCCTGGTACCAAGGACAGCCGCGAGCGTATTGCTGACCAGACCATCGGTACTGCCAACAGCCGCAACATCACCAAGGAGAAGGTGCTTGTTGTGCTGAAGGAATACACCGGTCCTGCGGACCCGGGCGATCCGACCCAGCCCAGCACCTTCAAGATTGCTCGTGAAACCCTGGTTACCGCCCAGCGCCTGCTGCTGGACACCGGCAACCTGAACATGTTCCACCAGAGCATCGGTTCGCTGACCTTGCTCGACGACTATCGCCGTTGGCGCGACCGCGTCTTTATTGACGAACTCTCTAAAGCTGAAGCCAATGGTGCCGCTTCCTCCACCCAGGGCGGTTACTATTTCGCTGGTGGTAAGACCAAAGACTCCTCTGGTCGCGTGTCCTACACCGGCACCGAGTATGGCAATGAAGTGCAGCAGTTCCAGGTGCGCACCGACCTGCTGACCGTGGTTAAGGACCTGCGTAAGCGCAACGTCCCCACTTTCGCTGATGGTCTGTATCGCTGCATCTGCGATCCTACCTTCATGATGCACCTGCGTCGTGATCCTGACTTCCGTGAGATTGCTCGCTACAGCGGCAACCCTGGCCAAGGCATGTACATGGGCAACCCCATGATGCCTAACAACGCCAGCTTCTACATGGGTCCCCAAGCTGGTCAGGCTTACTTCCTGGCTGGTGAACCCGTGATGCCCACCGGCGTTCAGTTTGAAGGCGTTAAGTTCTACGAGTCGACCAACTTCCCGATCAAGAACGTGAACGCCTCCTTCGACGGTGGCTCCACCTACGCTTCTAAGGAAGTTGCCCAAGGCTACTTCTTTGGCCCTCAGGCTATCGGCGTTGGCATCGGCGGCCCGAACGCTCAGGTGCTCATCAACAACAACGACGACTTCAGCCGCTTCATCATCCTGATCTGGCAACTGTACGCTGGCTTCGAAATCCTGAACAAGGACTTCGTGACTACCGCCTACAGCTTTGTTCAAGATGATGGTGACATCTGATAGTTAAATACATACCTTATACCTAGGAAAAGATAAATGACCTATTTGTCCGCTAAGAAAATCTACCCCGGTAACTGGGCAGAGCCCCTGAACGGTTGGTACAAGAACATTGACGCCGACTACGCAGGTGTTAATGATGGTTCCAAGGGTGGCCCCACTTCGGTGCTGGCCATCCCTGGCTACCGCTACTTCCAGCAGCGTGGCTATGTGCCCGTGAACGCTACCTCTGGTGGCGGCGCAATCGGCACCGGCAACGTGATCGTTCCTTCGCCTTACCGCCAGGACGACACCCGCCCCGACATCACCGGCATGGTGATCTCTGGTAGTACCACCCTGCCTGCTTATGTGTATCGCGCTACCGTATCCGTGGCTTCTGGCTGGGGCGACGGTCGTGTGGCTTCCGGTGTGTATGCCGCTACCGGTAACGTGATCAGCTTCTGCCGCGATTCCAGCGGTCCTGTGGCTTCCACAGGCGTTGGCGAATCTGTGGCTCAGGCCAACCTGGCTTCTACCACCTCCGGCTCCCAGCCCGGCGAAGTCTTCTTCGCTGGTGGCTCGGCTGCTTATAGCACCAACGCTTTCCTCACCGCTACCGGTGCTGCTGGCGTTTCCGGTTCCGTGGTGAACTATCAGGTGACTGACGCTACCACCTTCAAGGTGTTCGCCCGTGGCACCACCACTGGCCTGACCACTTCCGGTGGTTTCTACATCTCCAGTGGTGATGCATCTGCCAGCCGCACTGGTTACCTCGTGGTTGAAGTGTGCTACGTCCAACCGGATGAAGCTCCTGGCTACGAAGATATCGACGGCTATCTGACCGGTCGCACAGTTAGCTGATTAGGGTAAACTAGGACCAGAATATTCTTCTGGTCCTTATGCTCTACCAGCACAGAAAGACTGGCGCTCGCGTCAAAATTGTAAGTGAATGGGATAACGGCGATTGGTTCATGGTCGAAGATCAGGACGGTCGCCTTTATACCGCTTACAAACAAGAACTTGAACCTGACGAAGCAGCAACAAAAACTGTTAAAACTCTTCAGGTAAAAGATAAAGCGGCTAAAGAAGAACCCCGGTCTTTCCCGCCCGACAATCGCCTCAACATTAATGCGGCGACCGCTCAGATGATCGCAGATCACATCAAGG